TGTTCACAAACAATAAATTGGACAAACCCATCATTCCAGTAGATGGTATTTTTGTGAACAGATTGGCATCTTATCGCGAGCAGCTGGTTAATGATATTGGCTTTCAATCCCCTGTGACACATCAACAATTTGTTGATTTCTATAAGGGACCACGAAAACTAATTTATCAGAGAGCAGTTGACGGACTGGTTATGGAACCAGTTCGACACCGGGATGCTTATCTGAAGACGTTTGTTAAGGCAGAGAAACTTAACTTTAACATTAAACATGATCCAGCTCCTAGGGTTATCCAGCCTAGGAACCCCAGGTATAATGTTGAAGTAGGGTGTTATCTTAGGCCACTGGAAAAGAAGATTTATAATGCAATCGATAATATATTTCAATCTCCTACCATTATGAGTTCGTACAATGCATTCACACAAGCTGCGGTTTTGAAAGAGAAATGGGATTCATTTTCAAACCCAGTGTGCATTGGTCTTGATGCTAGTCGATTTGATCAGCATGTATCTAAACAAGCATTGGAATTTGAACATACTGTTTACAACAGTATATTCCATTCAAAGAAGCTTAGAATGTTGCTTAAGATGCAGTTGGTTAATCGGGGAGTTCCAAGGGCAAGCGATGGATGGTTCACATATGAAAAAGAAGGATCTAGAATGTCTGGTGACATGAATACTAGTATGGGTAATAAGTTACTCATGTGTTTCATGGCCAAACATTATTTATCCTCTCTTAATTTTAGGTGTGAATTTGCTAATAATGGTGACGATTGTCTCATCTTTACTGAAAGGAAAAATTTGAAAGACTTAGATAATATGGAAAAATTTTTTGAGTCTTTTGGATTCAATATCGTCAGAGAAACACCTGTAACAGAATTTGAGAGAGTTGAATTCTGTCAAACTAAGCCAGTTAAATGCAATGGCATTTGGCGAATGGTTAGGAATGTTACAACTTGTCTTACTAAAGATGTTACATGTGTTAATCTTGGTCACGATGTTGAAATGTATCGCCGTTTGCTGTACGATATTGGGACTTGCGGGGCTGCATCATCTAATGATGTACCCGTGCTTGGATCATTTTATCGCATGTTGCAACGGTTTGGATCAACAGGTCATTATATGGGTAAATGGAATAACGAG